ATGAGCACCGTCCAGCCCAGCCGCGCGCCCGGCCGTCTCGCCCAGTCCCGCGAGCAGCCCTTCCACAGCGTGGAAGAGGCCTGGTTCTGGACGATGGCCGCGCTGACCGCCCGCCGCGATGGTGCGCGCATCGTCTCCGGCGCCGGCCTCGTCACGCGGCCCTGCGAGCCGGACGACGTGATCCGCTGCCTCGACCGGCTCTACCGTCAGCGGCGGATCGAGCTGCAGCATGCGCGGATCATGCGCATCTGGGGCGAGCGTGGGACCGTGCCCGATCCGCGCCAGCCGCGCGAGGCCGGCGACTGGCGCCTCTGGACCGAGGCGATGCGCCGGCTCGACTGGCCGCTGCGCGCGAAGGGCATCGTCACCGGCCCGCTGCCGGTCGCCAAGCCGGCGGATATCCTCGATTTTCCAGGCGCCGGCGCATGATGCGGCCGGGGCATCGCAGGGGGGTGCCGCAGCGGGTCTTCATCGTCTTCGGAGGCGGGGCGGACCAGGTCTGGCTGCGCCCGTTGCGGCCCGGCTTCCGCCACTGCTTCGCCGCGCTCGCCGACGAGGCGGGTTGGACGGTGCTCGACCCGCTGACCGGGCGCCTGGTGGTCTCGCGCCTCGGCGTGCCGATGGGCTTCGACCTGCCGGGCTTCTACCGTCGTGCCGGGCTCACGGTGCTCGGTCCCTTCCGGCCGTCCGAGCCGCGGGCCCGGTGCCTGCCGCCACTCGCGCCCTTCTCCTGCGTGGCGCTGTGCCGGGCCGTGCTGGGCGGCGAGGCGCCCTTCGCCATCACGCCGTTCGGTTTGTTCCGTTCTTTGAACAAAATGGCGGAATCTAGGAAGAATATCTTGACCACGGAATGGAACTGCAGGTAGAACATTCCTGCCAACGGGCGATCTGCGCCTGCTGGCCTCCTCCCGATCCTCCCGACTTCCGCGGGCCCGGCCTTCCAGCCGGGCCCGCGGCTTTTTGGGCCTGGATCGCTCCCGCACTCTCCAAGACCCGAGGTGACGCGCATGGGTGGCCTGTTCCGTGCCCCGAAGCCGGCGATCGTCGCGCCGCCCCCGGCGCCCGCGCCGGCGGCCGAGACGCCGACCCCAATCCAGGCCCAGCAGGCCGCCGAGACCGAATCCCGCGCCCGCTCGCGCCGTGGGCTCGAGGGCACCATCGCCACCTCCGGGCGCGGCGTGCTGGCGCCCTTGCCGGCGGCCCCCCGCAAATCCCTGCTCGGGGAATAGCGCGCATGACCCCCGAGGAGATCCTCACCCGCTACCAGGCTGCGCTGGAGCGGCGCCGGCCGCTCGAGCCCGTCTGGCAGGATTGCTATGCGCATGTCCTGCCCCCGATCGGCCAGGGTGGCGCCCTGTTCGATGCGACGGCGGCCGACGCGGCGGAACAGCTTGCCGCCTCGCTGCTCGCCGAACTGACCCCGCCCTGGTCCCGCTGGTTCGGCCTCTCCCCCGCCCGCCCGCTGGCCGAGGGCGAGGCCGGCCGTGCCACGGCCGAGGCGCTGGAGGACGCCGCCGCCGCGCTGCAGGGGCATTTCGACCGCTCCAATTTCGCGGTCGAGATGCACCAGGCCTTCGTCGAGCTGGTGGTGACCGGCACCGGCGTGCTGCTGGTGGAGGAGGCTCCGCTCGGCGAGGCTTCGGCCTTCCGCTTCGCCGCCCTGCCGCTGCGCGGCGCGGTGCTGGAGGAAGGGCCGGATGGACGGCTCGACACCGTCTATCGCCTGTCGCGCCTCACCCCCGGCCAGCTCCGCGCGCGCTTCCGCGAGGCGCCGCCCGAATTGGACCGCGCCGGCGGCGATGCGGCGCCGCTGCCGTTGCTGGAGGCGCTCTGGGCCGAGCGGGGAGGCACCCGCTATGCCGCCATCCTCACCGCCGACCCCGCCCGGCCGCTGCTGCTGGCCGAGGGCCGCTTCAACGAGAGCCCCTGCATCGCCTTCCGCTGGCTGAAGGTGCCGGGTGAGCTCTACGGCCGCGGCCCGGTGATGAAGGCGCTGCCGGATATCCGCACCGCCAACAAGGTGGTGGAGCTGGTTCTCAAGAACGCCTCCATCGCCGCCACCGGCATCTGGCAGGCCGAGGATGATGGGGTGCTGAACCCGGCGACGGTGAAGCTCGTCCCCGGTGCCATCATTCCTCGCGCGCCGGGCAGCACCGGCCTGACGCCGCTGGCGGCGCCGGGGAATTTCGACGTGTCCCAGCTCGTGCTGCAGGACCTGCGGGCCCGCATCCGCGGCGCGCTGCTGGCGGACCGGCTCGGCGTGCTGCAGGCCGGGCCGATGACGGCGACCGAGGTGCTGGAACGCGGCGCCCAGACCGCCCGCCTGCTCGGCGCCACCTATGGGAGGCTGCAGACCGAGCTGCTGACGCCGCTCGTCACCCGCTGCCTCGGCATCCTCGGCCGGCGTGGCGAAATCCCACCGCTGCTGCTCGACGGGCGCGAGGTGGCGCTGCGCTACGAGAGCCCGCTCGCCCGCATCCAGGGCCGGGCCGATGCGGCGAACACGCTGCTCTTCCTCCAGGCGGTCAGCCAGCTCGGCGGCGAGGCCACGCGGCAGGTCGATGCCGCGGCGGCCACGCGCTGGCTGGCCCGCACCCTTGGCGCTCCGGCCGAGGTGCTGAGCGTGATCGCCGATGACCGGAACGGTCAGAGGCGTGAATCACGCGACCAGGCAACAAGCCGCAGCGTGATCGCCGCGCCTGACCGCGGCGATCACGCTGCGGCGCCTGCCCCAACCCCCTCCAACCGGGAGTGACCCGACCGATGCCCGAGGATCTGTTGCAGCCAGCCGATGCGGATGGCCCCGTGCCGCGCCCAGCCGATGTGCCGGAGAAATTCTGGGATGCCGAGACCGGCACGCTGCGCATCGAGGCGCTGCTGAAATCCTACCGCGAGCTGGAGCGCCGCCTCTCGCAGCGCGCCGCCCCGCCCGGCCCCGATATGGCGCCCGAGGAGCTGGGACGCTTCCGCCAGGCGATGGGCATCCCGGACACGCCGGATGGCTATGCCATCACCCCGACGCATGATCTCTGCTGCGCCGATGCGGCGGTGAACGGACGGCTGCACGCGGCGCATTTCACGCAGGATCAGGCCCAGCTTGTCTATGAGCTGGCGGCCGAGCGCCTGGTGCCGCTGATCGCCGAGGCGGCGGCCGAGTTCGAGGCCAACCGCCAGCGCGAGAAGCTCGCCGCGCATTACGGCGGCGAGGAGCGCTTCAAGGCCATGGCGGCGCAGCTTTCCGCCTGGGGCCGCGCGAAGCTGCCGGCGCCGGTCTATGCCGCCCTGTCCTCCACCGCCGAGGGCGTGCTTGCGCTCGAGCGGATGATGCAGGGTGACGAGCCCGGCCTGTCCCGCGAGGGCGTCACGCCGCCTGGCGAGAGCGAGGCCGAGCTGCGCGCCATGATGCGCGACCCGCGCTACTGGCGGACGCGCGAGCCCGCCTTCGTCACCCGCGTGACCGAGGGCTTCCGCCGCCTCGTCGGCCAGTAGCCGCCGCACCTCATTCCGCCGCGAACAACCTCGCCCGCGCGACAAGCGGGCGGGGCCGCGGCGTGCCGTGCCGATGCGGTCCCGCAAGCGGGGCAAACCGCGGCGGCACGGCCCCCCAACCCAAGCCGAAGGGCAGACCATGTCCAGCTCGATCGACCAGGCCTTCATCAAGCAGTATGCCGCCGAGGTGCAGGAAGCCTATCAGCGCCAGGGCAGCAAGCTGCGCCCCATGGTGCGCAGCAAGGCCGAGGTGCGCGGCGCCTCGACCATCTTCCAGAAGGTCGGCCGCGGCACCGCCGCCGCCAAGGCGCGCAACGGTGTCGTGCCGGTCATGAACATCGACCACACCAATGTCGAATGCTTCCTGCAGGACTACTATGCCGGCGACTGGGTCGACCGGATGGACGAGCTCAAGACCAATCTCGACGAGCGCGCGGTGGTGGCGAATGCCGGCGCCTACGCCCTCGGCCGCAAGACCGACGAGCTCATCATCGCCGCGCTCGATGCCGGCACCAATGAGGCGATCGGCACCAATAGCGGCGAGACCGACAATGACGGCCTGACCCGCGCCAAGGTGCTGCTCGCCTTCCAGATGCTCGGCAACGCGGATGTGCCGGATGACGGCAACCGCTTCGCTATCGTCGGCTGGAGGCAGTGGAGCGAGCTGCTGACCATCCAGGAATTCGCCAACACCCAGTATATGGGCGCGGACGAGCTGCCCTGGAAGGGCACCCAGGCGAAGCGCTGGCTCGGCGCCACCTGGATGCCGCATAGCGGCCTGACCAAGAACGGCGCGCTGCGCTACTGCTACTTCTTCCACAAGACGGCGATCGGCCATGCCTCGGCGGCCGAGATCAGCACCGATGTCACCTGGCATGGCGACCGCGCCGCGCATTTCGTCAACACGATGATGAGCCAGGGCGCCGTGCTGGTCGACAATGCCGGCCTCGTCCGGATGCGCTGCAAGGAATAGCGCAGCCACCGCCCCGCCCCGCGCCTGCGGGGTGGGGCACCCCTTTCCCTCACCGCCGGAGTCCCGATCCCGATGGCCCTCTCCGCCCTCGCGCTCTGCACGCGCGCGCTGCTGAAGATCGGCACCCAGCCGATCGCCTCGCTCGACGAAGGCACCGCCGAGGCCGAGGTGGCGGCCAACCTCTATGCCGGTACGCGCGATGCGCTGCTCGCCGCGCATCCCTGGAGCTTCGCCACCGGCCAAGCCTGCCTGCCGCGCCTGGCGGCGACGCCGGTGGCGGATTACCGGCACGCCTTCCAGCTGCCCGCCGGCTTCCTGCGTGCCCTCTCGGCCGGCATGCCGCAGAGTGGCCGTGGCCTTGACTACCGGCTTTTCGAGGACCGGCTGCATTGCAACGCGCCGCAAGTCGTCCTCAGCTACATCTTCCGCCCCGATGAAAGCGCCTTCCCGGCCCTGTTCGCCGCAGCCCTCGCCACGCGCCTCGCCGCGGAATTCTGCATCCCGCTGACCGAGAATACGGGTCGCGCCCAGGCGCTGCTGGCCCAGGCGGAGGCGGAGCTGCGCACGGCCCGCCGCGCCGACAGCCAGCAGGCGACGCCGCGCGCCATCGAGGATTTCCCGCTGGTCGCGGTGCGGGGCTGAGCATGGCGCAAGCCCGCACGCTGAAGACCAGCTTCACCGCCGGCGAGGTGGCGCCCGCGCTGCTCGGCCGGCCGGACCTGCGCGCCTATGCCAACGGCGCGCGGCGGCTGCGCAACGTCGTCATCCAGCCGACCGGCGGCGTCACGCGCCGGCCAGGTCTCCGCCATGTGGCGATGCTGCCCGGCCCGGCGCGGCTCGTCGCCTTCGAGTTCAACACGGAGCAGGCCTATCTGCTGGTGCTGACCGATGGCCTGCTGACGGTGTTCATCGATGACGGACCGGTTGCGCAATTCCCGGCGCCCTGGACGGCGGCGATGCTGCCGCAGCTCGCCTTCACCCAGAGCGCCGACACGCTGCTGATCTGTCACCCCGAGCTGCCGCCGCAGCGGGTGACGCGGACCAGCCACGTCGCCTGGACGATCGCACCCTGGACCTTCCTGCGCGAGCCCTTCCACCGTTTCGCATCGCCCGAGGTCACGCTGACGCCAAGTGCCGCGACCGGCAGCATCACCCTCGGCGCCTCGGCTGCGCTCTTCACGGCGGCCCATGCCGGGATACGCTTCCGCATCGGCGGTAGGCGGGTGGTGGTGACCGCCGTGGTCTCGCCGACCCAGGCGATTGCCGTGGTGGAGGAAGCCCTCGCCGGCACCGCGGCGACTGCCGACTGGGACGAGGCGGCCTTCTCGCCGGTGCATGGCTGGCCGGTGACGCTCTGCTTCCACCAGGACCGGCTGGTGCTGGGCGGCTCCCGCGACCTGCCGAACCGGCTCTGGCTGTCCCGCACCGGGGATCTCCTCAACTTCGATCCAGGGACCGGGCTCGACGACCAGGCGATCGAGTTCAGCCTCGTCTCCGACCAGGTGAACGCCATCCGCGCCGTCTTCTCCGGCCAGCACCTGCAGGTCTTCACCTCCGGCACGGAATGGATGGTGAGCGGCGCGCCGCTGACGCCGGGCAGCATCCAGCTCGACCGGCAGACCCGCGTCGGCTCGATCACGGCGCGCATGGTGCCGCCCGTCGATGTCGATGGTGCCACCATCTTCGCCAGCCGCAGCGGGCAGGGGATCTTCGAGTTCGCCTATACCGACCTGCAGCAGCTCTACCAGGCGAATGATCTCGGCCTCGTCGCGCAGCATCTGGTCCGAGACCCGGTCTCCATGTGCTACGACCAGCGCCGCCGGCTGCTGCATGTGGCGATGGCGGATGGCAGCCTCTCCACCCTCACGCTCTACCGCGCCGAGCAGGTCACCGCCTGGACCCGGCAGGAGACGGATGGCGCCTTCCGGGCGCTGGCCGAGATCGAGGGCACCGTCTGGGCGGTGGTGGAGCGCGGCGGCACGCTGCGGCTCGAGCGCTTCGACGAGGCGCTCGGCCTCGATGCCGCGCTGACCGGCACCGCCGCAACGCCGCAGGATGAATGGCTTGGCCTGTCGCATCTCGAGGGGCAGGTGGTGGGCGTCGTCGCCGAGGGTGCGCCGCGCGAGGCGGCGTTGGTGCGGAATGGCCGCGTCACCATCGACCCGCCCGCCACCGGCGTGCAGGTCGGCCTCGCCTTTCGCCATGTGATCGAGCCATTGCCGCCCGATCTCGGGACGGCGCTCGGCACCCGCGCGGCGCCGGTCCGGCTGGTCTCCGTCACCTTCCGCCTGCTGGAGACGGCCTCGCTCGCGGTCGATCTCGGGCGGGGCGCGCAGCCGGTGCCCTTTCGCCGGCTCGACACGCCGATGCTCGATGCGGGACCCGCGCCCTTCAGCGGCGATGTGCGGCTGCGGGCGCTCGGTTGGAGAAGCGACGCGATGCGGCCGCTCTGGCGCATCGAGGACGACGCGCCGCTGCCGATGACGCTGCTTTCCGTCACCACCGATACGAGGATGACCGACTGATGGGCGCACTCAGCTCGATCGCGACCGTGCTTGGCGCCGGCGCGACCATCTACGGCCAGGTCCGCCAGGCCGGGGCGCAGAACGCCGCCAGCAAGGCCCAGGCCGAGATCAATGCCGGGCAGCAACTGGCGCGACAGCAGGTGCTGCTCGCGCAGCAGAGGGAGGCGGCGCTGCAGCGGCAGGCGGTGCTGGCGCGTACCGTCGCATCGGCCCGCGCCCGCCTCGCCGCGGCCGGCGTCTCGCCGGATACGGGTTCGGCGGCGGCCGTCACCGGCGGCATGGCGGGGGAGGCGGCGGCGGCGCAGGGGGCGGATGACGCCACGCTGCGCGCCCGCCTCGCCGATGGCCGGAGCAGCCTGCTGAACCCGGATGGCACGGTGACCGCGCTGCTGCGCTCAGGCCGCAGCTTCGGAACCATCGCCCGGACCCTGTTGGATTAGGAGCGAAGCATGGACGACCATATCAGGATCGGCGACATCGCGCCCCGGGTGCAGTACCAGGCGGATGGCGTGCAGACCGGCTTCACCTATCCCTTTCCGGTTTTCTCGGCGGCGGATATCGAGGTGCGGCTGGACGGCGTGCCGCGGGCCGGCGGCTTCGTCGTCACCAATGCCGGGGCGAGCGAGGGCGGTACCGTCGTCTTCGACCAGCCGCCGCGCGCCGGCACGCGCATCACGCTGCGGCGCGCCATGGTGGTGGCCCGCACCACGGATTTCCAGTCGAACGGCATCCTTCGCGCCCGCACCCTGAACGATGAGCTGGACTACCAGGTCGCCATCCTGCAGGAGGTCAAGGACGGCCTCGGCAACGCGCTGCATCTCGATCCGTCAGAAAGCGGGCCGACGGCGCTGCCGCTGCGCGGGGCACGGGCCAACCGGCTGCTCGGCTTCGACAGCCTCGGCAACATCGCCACCTTTGGCCGGGACGAAGGGCTGCTCACCACCGGCTTCCCGGGCGGTGTGCCGCGCACGGTGGAGGACAAGTTGGCCGAACGCCTGACCGCGCGGGATTTCGGCGCGACGGGCGACGGCATGACCGATGACGGCCCGGCGTTGCAGATGGCGATGACGGCGGCAGGGGCCAGCGGCAAGCTGCTCGAGATCGGGGAGGGGACCTTCCGCACCGGCCAGGCCCTGACCCTGCCGGGTGCGGCGGCCGGCCTCCTCATGCGCGGCACGATCCTCTATGCCGGTCCGGCCGGGCAGGCGGCGCTGACGCTCGGCGATGGCGGCGCGGCCAACAACCAGGGCAAGCTCTATACCGGCCTTGCGGTGCTCCGCGCGACGCAGAGCGACTGGTCCAGCGAGGGCGATGTCGGCATCCGCATCCGCAACATCGATGCCTGCCTGGTCGATATCCGCCGGGCGGAACGCTTCACCATCGGCGTCCAGGTGGTGGGCGATGCGCGGGGCAGCGAGGACAGCGACCTGCGCTATGGCAGGCTGGTCGACAACCGCATCGGCCTCGACCTGCGGACGCTGACCGCCAGCGGCTGGGTGAACTCGCTGCGCCACCAGGGTGGGCATTTCGCCTGTTCGAGCGCGACGAACCCGGCCCTGCCGCGCTTCGGCGTGCGGCTCTCCGCCGCGCCGGGGGCCTATGTGCTGCACAACACGCATCTCTTCACCGGCCCGGCCTTCGAGCTGCAACGCCAGGGCACCCCAGGGGCGGTGGATGCCATTCCCTTCCTCATCGAGGTGGATGGCCGCGGGCTGACCGCGACGGGCGTGCGGATGGAGGCCTGCTCGCCCTATGTGGCCCGTCATACCGGCGGCTTCAGCGATGCGCGCTACGAGGTGGCCTATGTCGGCACCTACGGCTTCCTCGGCTGTGCCGTGCAGTACCAGGGTGCCAGCCGGGCGGGTGGCACGGTGGTGCCGATGCACCAGGCGGCGGCGGCCATCGGCACGCCGCGGCTGGTGGCGGCGGCGGAGAATGTGCGGACGCTCGCCTTCCGCCAGGGCATCTCGGTCGCGGACGGAATCGGCTTCGACCAGCTCGCCGTGCTGTCGGGCAACCCCTCGGGGCCGCCCTCGACGCTCAACGGCTTCTGCTTCCCGGGCCTCAACCTCCTCACGCTGAACCCCGATGACGTCACCATCCCGACCTCCCGTGCCCTCGCCTTCGTCGTCGATTGCAGCCAGTGCAAGGAGTTCTTCATCGCCGCCGAAGGCAGCGGCCTCCGCCCGATGGTGATGCAGTTCGATGGCGCGGAGACTGTGCTGGGCGCCGGCAGCCCCGTGCTGTTCTCCAACATGAACGCCGTGATGCAGGGCGCGCCTTCCTACTGGTGGGAGGGCAATGCGGATCTCGACAGCCTTACCGGCGGGCTGGCGCTCAACAGGCTGCAGCGCGTGACGCTGAGCGCCGATGCGCACTATGCGGCCATCGGCATCCGCGGCAGCTCGGCGAGCGCGGTGCTGCGCGCGCTCCGCCTCTATACCTCGGCCCTGCATGCGCCACGGCTGCTCTATGGCGGCTCGCGCGCCTGGGGCCGGCGGGAATACACGGTGAGCGATGGCGGCTGGACCATCCCGGCCCTCGCCGCGGGCGCGACCGCGACCTATGACGTGACGCTCCCCGGGGTGCGGCAGGGCGATTTCGTCCGCGTCGGCTTCGCCCAGGCAAGCGGCTTCCAGAATGGCGGCGTCGTCTTCCATGCCTCGGTCGGCGGTACGGCCGGCAGCAACCAGGTGCGGGTAACGGCGCAGAATGTCAGCGGCGGTGCCATCACCCTTGGCGCCGGCACGCTCTATGTCCGCGCCACCAAGCCGCGGCTGTGAGCGCGGCATGGCGGCGAAGCGCAAGCTCCTCGTCGCCGGCGACTTCGCCGGCGCGGCGGCGCTCCTCTTCAGGGACTACCGCAATTTTGTCGGGATCTGCGCGGAGGAGCCGGACGATGCCGTCATCAAGGCCTTCGCCTCGCGGCACACGGCCGGCCGCACCGCGCTCGCCCATATCGACCAGCTGCTGAAGCTCGCCGCCGAGACCGGCGACGAGGCGCAGCAGCAAGCCGTCAGCGATGTGCTGGCCGAATGGCGCAGCATCATGCCGCAACTGCCGGAGGAGGAGAATGACGGAGGCGCCGGAGGCTGACTTCCTGGAGTTCGCCTGGATCTGGAACGCGACCCAGAACCAGGGCATGCCGGCGCCGCATCGCCGCATCGTCCGCTGGCTCCAATCCCGTTGGGAGGGCGGGGACCGGCGCCTGCTGCTGATGGCCTTCCGCGGCTGCGGCAAGTCCACCCTTGTCGGGCTGTTCTGCGCCTGGCGGCTGCTGCGGGCGCCGGATACGCGCATCCTCGTCCTCGCCGCCGACCAGGTGCTGGCGGTGAAGATGGTCGCCCAGGTGCGCCGCATCCTGGAACGCCACCCGCTCTGCCGGGACCTGCTGCCGGGGCGGGCGGAGGCCTGGGCGGCGGACCGCTTCACCGTCGCCCGCCCGGCCGTGCTGCGCGACCCGTCGATGCTCGCCCAGGGGATCGGCGGCAACATCACCGGCGCCCGGGCCGACCTCATCATCTGCGACGATGTCGAGGTGGCCGGCAATTGCGACACGCCGGCGAAGCGGGAGGCGCTGCGCGAGCGGTTGGCGGAGTGCGAGTTCATCCTCGTGCCCGGCGGCGGCATCCTCTATGTCGGCACGCCGCATTGCGCGGAGACGCTCTACCTGCCGCCAGAGGATCCTGCCGCCTTCCTCCGCGGCTACCGGCGCCTGGCGCTGCCCCTGCTGGACGAGGCAGGGCACAGCGCCTGGCCGGAGCGGTTCACGCCTGCGATGGTCGCCTCGCTCCGCGACCGCGTCGGCCCGCTGCACTTCGCCCGGCAGATGCTGCTGCAGCCCGTGGCCGAGGCGGCGCTGCGGCTCGATCCCGCCTTGCTCATCCGTTACGGGGAGGAGCCGGACTACCGGGAGGCCGGCGGGCGGGCGCAACTCTCGCTGCTGGGCCGCCGCCTCGCCTCGGGCGGCGGCTTCTGGGATCCGGCCTATGGCCGCCCCGGTGCCGGCGATGCCTCGGTCCTGGCGGCGACCTATGCGGATGGCGAGGGCAGCCACTACCTCCACCGCCTTGCGTACCTCACGCATGACCCGGACAGTTCGGTCGACCCGGCGACCCAGCAATGCCGGGCCGTGGCCCGGCTGGCGCGGGAGTTGCTCCTGCCGGTGATCCGGGTGGAGACGAACGGCCTCGGCCGCTTCCTGCCCGCCTTGCTGCGGCGGGCGCTGGCGGAGGCGGGCGCGCCCTGCACCGTCATCGAGCATGCCAGCCGCCGGGCCAAGGCGGAGCGCATCCTGGCAGCGCTCGAGCCGGCGCTCGCCGCCCGCCGGCTGCATGCGCACGAGGCGGTGTTCCGCACGCCCTTCCCGGGGGAGATGGCCGCCTGGCGGCCGGATGCGCCCGGGCAGCGGGATGATGCGCTCGATGCCCTGGCTGGCTGCCTCCTGGCCGAGCCGGTGCGGCTGCCGGCCGCGATCCCGGCGCCGCGCCACCTCGCCTGGCGCGGCTAGAGCGGTTTCCGTTCGCACTGGCTCACGGATCCCGCTCTAGCTTGTTGTTTTAGCGAGCAAATACCTCCGATCAGATGATTCCATCTGATCAGAGTTTGCTCTAGCCGGCTTTCCTGAGCTTCAGGATCTCCCCAGCGTGCCGCTCGCGGCCCGCCTCGGTCAGCTCATAGCGCCCATCCGCCCGCAGCCGGGCGAGGCCCATGCCCTGGAGCCGTTCCAGGCAGGGGCCGTCCTTCAGCCCATCGGGCCGTCCGCCTCCGCCCACCAGCACCAGCCGGTGGAGCGCCGCGCGGCAGCAGGTCTCGAGATAGGGCTCGTTCCAGATCTTCACTGTTCATCGCGTCCCGGTGCCGCCCGAGGGTGGTCGTCCCGGCACGCCCGTTCAAGGAGGCATGTGAGCCGCGATGTCAATCGAACCCACCTGGTGGATCAGCGTCGTCGAGGCACCGATCGTTGCCGCCCTCTTCTGGATGATCCATGGCCTGCGGAAGGATCTCCACGACCGCATCGACCGCACCACGGAGCGCGAGAGCGAGGCGGTGCGCCGTACCCGCGACGATCTCGCGGATTTCAAGCTGGAGGTGGCCCGGAGCTATGTCCCGCTCTCCCTGATCCGGGACGTGGACCGCCGCCTCTCCCAGCACCTGCTGCGGATCGAGGAGAAGCTGGAATCGGTGGGCGCGATCCGCCTGCGCGACCGTCTCGGGGGAGACGAGGCATGAGCTGCGCCGAGATCCTCGCCCTGACCCTCCGGGCGGAGGCCGGCACCCGCCCGGTCCGCGCCATCGAGGCCCTGGCCGCCCTGGTGGTGAACCGCGCCCGCATGGCCGCCGAGGGGACCGTGCCGCGTGCCCGCTTCGCCCCGGATGCCCGCGCCGGCGCCGGCTGGGCCGGGCTGCTGGCCGAGGTTTGCCGGGCGCCCTTCCTGTTCCGCTGCTGGCAGCCCGGCGGCCTCCGCGCCGAGGCGCCGGCCGATGCCGCGATGGAGATCTGCCGCCGCGTTGCCCGCCGCGCCCAGGGCGGCGCCCTGCCGGACCCGACGGCCGGTGCCACCCATTGGCATGACGGCGCCTCGCTACCCGGTTGGGCGATCGGTCAGGTGCCGACGGCGGAGATCGGTGGCCTCGTCTTCTACCGGCTGCCTGCCTGA